CCGAACCGAAGTTCGTCGTCTCGACATCGTCAGCCTCGAAGCTGATCGTCGCGCTGGCGGCGCTGGTTGAGACCGTGCCACCGTTGAGCACGATCACCGGATTCTGAACCACAAACTTAGCCATTCGGCTCTCCTACTCAGCGATGACCTGGACGACGAACTCGGCGCTCAGGTATTGGACCTCACCCACGGACAGGGCTTGGTAGTTGCGCATTTCTTCCACTCGGAGGCTGTACGCGCTGCCTCCGAGAGACTTGTCGGCCTCAATGGCCGTCTTGATACTCAGCGGCCCCGTCGGGTCGCAGTAGGCGTCCATCGTTGACTGGCTGGACCGCTCATCGACGCGGCCGACAATGACCAGGACGGTGAAGCGGTACTCGTCGGCACCTCGAGCAAACGCTCGGTCGAAGGTGATGGACGGCGGCATGACGACGGCGATCGGCGGGTTCGGCTGCTCAGGGACGAACGCCGAGACGCGCAGCCCTTTGATCGCGGACAGGTTGTTCGCCAGGCCGGTTCGGATATCGCCGATGCGGCTCACGCGACACCGATCTTCTTGAACGGTGCGATGAGCGCGGACACATCCGGGTCGGTGCGGGACACCCGGACGGCGCCCATGTCGCCGAACCCGGCCACGCCGAACGGCGCGTCGGCTCGCTTCCACAGTCGGCCAGCGAGCAGCACGCAGGCTTGCGTCACCTGAACGGGTCGCGGGGTGAAGCCGAACGAGCCGGTGACCCGGACGGTGGCCTGCTTGCCCCAGATCGGCAGCAGGTAGTCGCCGATCATGCGCAGCCGGTACGTCGGGAACGCGCCGCCGGACGAGACCGAGTTGAGCGGCTCGGCTTGGTAGTCGGTCGTGGCGAGCGTCGTGTCAAAGGTGCCGTTACCGTCCGGGTCGATGGCGACGGTCGTGATCGACGCCAGGTCGTCGGTGTAGACGACGTAGGAATCTGACGGGGTGAAGTCGCGCGTGGCCGTGGTGGCGAAGAAGCAGCGGTTCGTCTCGGCGTCGATCATGCGCGAGGCGGCCTCGATCGCCAACTCCAGCGCCGGATCGTCCATCGCGTCCTGCACGCGGATAGCCGACTTCAGCTGCGCCAGGGTGCAGTAGCCGTTCGTGATCGCCACGCGGACCTCCTAGAGGCTTTGCAGCCAGTCGAGAATGTGAGTGCGAGTCGGCTCGTTCGGGGGAGCCGAGTGGCCCGCGTAGGTGTAATCAACGTCGATGCGGCCGGTGGCGGCGAAGCGTGCGCCGTGCGCGGCCAGGCCCGCATAGAAGCCCCAGTCAGCCAGTGGACCGAAGTCCTCGCGCAGCGGTGCGGCCTGCCACAGCGACCGGCGGAAAGGCGAGCCGCAGGTGACCTCGTTACCGTCCATGCGCAGCACGGATTCGCGAGTCGGTCCCGGCAGCCAGGTCTGTCCGGTGTCGTACTGAAAGCCGAGCGCCACCACGTCAGCGTCGGCGCGCTCAATGCCGTCCAGTGCGGTCGGCCGGTAGGTGTCGTCAACTCCCACCCAGGCGACCCAGTCGGTGTCGCACGCTTCAATGGCGGCGTTGTAATACCGCGCAAAGGAGAACGGCGGAGCGACGAGGACGAGGTCGTAGTCAATCCCCAGGGGGCCGGGATCGGACTCGGCCGCGACCACGACGCGGTCCGGCTTGGTGCTCAGTGCTGCGACCGACGCGGCCCACCTCGGAAGCCACGAGGCGTACTGGTCGCTGGCAGCCACGACGACACCGAGCGTCACAGCCACCCCCAGAACTTCCCCGGCTGCGCGGCCAGCACCTCGTCGATCGGACCGGGATCGCGTCGACCAGCCAGGTGGTTGGTGACGATCTCGCAGCCCGCGAGTTCAGCCTCGAGCAGCGTGCGCGGACACGCATCCGGTGCCTTCGGCAGGAACACGAACACCGACGCCACCGACATCGCCGCGAGCACCTGGTCCCGCGGCGCGTTCGACATCTCGTCCAGCGGCACCCCGGACCGGCTTGACCAAATCCGAGCGCCGATTCGGCCCTTCTGCGGGTGATCCCGTGCCGCCCACAGTGCGCGGCCGTTCTTCGTCCCCGGCTGCACATCGGTCGGGTCCACCCACCCGTGGCACCACACGGCCTGTACGCCGCTCCAGGCGGCCTCAAGTCCGGCGTGATACTCGGACATGCACACGAACGGGTCAGCGGCTCTCAGTAAATCCTGACGCGCCTGCGATGGCATCTGCTGGTGATGAACCCACAGCAGCGGCTTGCAGACCGCAAGTGCACCCATCGCCGCATCCGACAACTGGTCGGTCGCAGCAATCACAATCCGGTCAGCGTCCAGCGCCGACTCCCACTCATCGGCAAACACCTGCACGACATCAACCCCAGCGGGCCGGTGGGCGATGATGCCGGCGTCGGCCATCTCGCCACCGCCGGCAAACTCGCCAGCCAGCAGGCCAGGATTTGCGCGAAGCCGGTTGACGATCCACGCGACCCTCACCGCGTGATCGCCTCAATAATCGGGCGCCAATGCTGGTCAAACACCAGGTCGGCGTCGTACTTCGCCGCGTGGTCTATCTGCACCTGTGATCGGCCCTGGCCGCGCTGGTACGCGGCCTCAAGGCAGTCCACGATGCTGTTGACGTTCGGGGTGCGGAACCAAGCCCGCTGGTGCGCGTCCCACGTTGGCTGGCCCTCAGTCAGCCAGCCCTCGCCGACAAGCTCAGGCTGAGCCGTGAAGTCGTTGACGATCGTTGGCGTGCCCGTTGCGGCAGCCTCGAGGACCGTCAGCCCGAAGCCCTCGCCAAGCGTGGCCGCCAGCACAACGTCGGCAGCGGTGTACAGCGTTGCCATCGCCTCATCAGGGATACCGGCCTGCAGTGCGAACTGGCTAACGAACTTCACCCGCTCGGCAGGCAAACCGACCTGCGACACCAAGTCGACCAGGTCGATGCCCTGCATGCGGCCCCTGGACTCCGCGTGGATGTACACCACGACGTCGTCATGCCGCTCGGCAAACGCCGCAACCGCCAGCAGGTTCTCGCCCCACGCCTTGCGCACCGGCGTCTGGCCCTTGTTGGCGTTCGGCAGCATCACACAGAACGCATCCGATGGAAGGCCCATCAACTCCCGGCCCGTCATCAACCGGTCACCGTTAGCGAACTTCTCCGTCGGCTTGTACAGATTCAAGTCCAGCGCGTGCGGGGCATACAACGCCTCAATGTCCCGGCGCTGCAACTGCTCCAAGCCGTACTGACTCATCGCGATCGGAACGACATTTGGCTTCTCGCACCACGCCTGCACCTCAGGCGGCACCGGCAAATGGTCAATCGGAACCCACGACCCGATGCGCGGCACGTCATCCCACGCCGGACCCTTGAACGTCCACACGTCAAACAACGTGAACAGAGCCGACCGCTCCGACGGATTCTTGCGCTGCCAGTCCTTGAAATACGGCACCGCGACGTCGTTGCTGTAGGCATCCAAGCCACGGGGGTAATGCCAGATACCTTCCCAATCGGACTGCATCGCCTCTAGGCCGTAGTTCGCGATCACCGCGACCTTGTGCCCATCGGCAGCCATCCGACTGACGACCTGCTTAGTTTGCGTGCCATACCCGGTCGGTGACCACATGGCATTCGACAACCACGCGATCGTGGCCGCCTCGGGATTGACTCCGGCACGCTTCGCAGCGCGACGCTCGGAACGGTTCATGTGTCTCGATTCGCAGAAGCGCAGAGGATTCGCAGGATGAGCAGAGGGGGCGCGTCTGCGCCCGCGCCCCCTCTGCGTCTACGTCAAGGGGACGGACTAGGCCGTGCCACCCTTGAAGTACTTGATCGCCTCGGACTGGCCGACGAACGAGTCGACCCACGTCCGCAGCTTGAAGGCGACCTGATCGCTGGCCCAGTAGGCCTCATCCGACCGCGACACCTCAAGGCCACCAGCCTGGCGCACGTAGAAGTACGACCAGTCGCCGAAGGCAACCGAGATGTTGTTCGTGCCCGTGGCCGGCATGTCCGGGTTCTCCACGACGGCGTAGCCGAGCACGGTGTTCGGCATGTTGCTGTTCGCGGCAGGCACGAAGATGTAGTTGCCTGCGCCGTCCTTGATCTTGCGGATCGCACCGAGGGTGCTGCGCTTGACCATGAACGCTGCCGTCGGGGCGTTCGCGTACAGCGAGTCGACCGAGTGGAGCAGGTCCACCAGGTTCTCGTAGGTCGGCACACCGGACACGCCAGTGCCACCGGTGATGCCGGACCCGATCGCCGCGACGATGCCCTCAGGCTGCACCGTGCCAGTGCCGTTGGTGAGGATGTAGTTCACCGCGGTGCCCAGGCCCACGCCCATGTTCCGAGCGAGGTAGTCGACCAGGCCGACGCCTTCGGACGAGAACAACTCCTCCGAGCCGACCACGAGCGTGCCGTACTTGTACGCCTTGAGGGTCTTCTCGGTGAAGGTCGGGTCAGACACGGCATAGCCCGCGCCCTCGGAGACAGCCGAGCCAGCGGCCCGAGCGTTCTCAATCGGGAACGGAATGTCGCGCATGTGGTCGGTCTGAATCAGATTGACCACGGCAGGGTTGAGCGTCGGGCCGACGGTCAGCATCTTCTCAATGACCATCCCACCGAAGTCCTCCGGCACGGTGAACCCGCCCGCAGTCGTGGTGCCCTTGCTCATGGCCCGAATCTCGCCAACCTTGAAGGTGTGCGACCGGACCTGGCCCGACGCGAGCGCACGAAGCACCTCGAAGTCGGACTTCATCTGCGACGCAACCGCCTCAGGAGCGGTCGCCCGCAGCTCGGGCGCCTCGGCCATTGCGGCCTCAACGCGAGCGTTGCGAGCCTCATCCTTGCGGAC